AAATGATAAAAAAAAAAATGCAGAAATAAATAATAAGAAAAATGCAAAAATAATAAAAGAAATAATAGAAGAATTAAATGAAGAACTTAAAAAAAAATATTATCATATAAAAGATGATAAAGAATATGGAGAATTTAGAAAAATTAAAATAAAATACGGTAATGGTAATAAAGAATTTTTTCCATTAGATGAAGAAGAAAGAAAATCATTATTTAATGAAATAGATAAAATAAAAGATGTATTTTTTAATAATATTAATTTACTAAATAAAAAAAGTATAAATCCAGAAAAATATAAAGATAAACATAAAGAATATTTTAATGAATATATATATAAAATTGATGAATTGATAACAATATATGAAGATATAATTATAAGAAATAATGATATCATAAAATATTTTAATAACTATATAGCTTTATTAAAAAGGAATCCTTTAAAAATATTAAAAATTTTAATAAGTAATCCAAATAGATTACAAAGAGAAAATAGAGCAGATCCTTTTAAAAAAATAGATAATTGTATAAAAGGAAGCGACAATAGCAATATATCCAAAGCAAATTGTATAGCAAACTATTATATATTAAATTCAAGAAAGATAAAAGATAATATTGAAAAATTAACAAATTTACTTGATATATTTATATTAAATATTATAGAAGGGAATTATAATAATGATATCAAAATACTAATATATAAAATATATTATTTCAATATAAAGAACATTTATAAAAAATTATTTGATGATATAAATTATAATGAAAATAAAAATAATATTAAAGAATATTTACCATATTTAATAGGTTTATTTAAAGAATATTTAAATAAAAGAAAAAATAATACAACAAATGAAATAAAATCAATATTACAGATAGTATTAAGATATATAGAAGAATTTGAAAAAAGTTTTGATAATATTACGAAGAAATTAGATAATATAAATAAGAAATTAGATTCTAAAATACCTAAAGAATTACTATATGAAATAAATAAAAATATGAATAAAAATGAAGAAATAAAACCTAAAACATCTAAACAAAATATAACATATAAACCATCAGTAACATCGATATCATCTAATAAATCTAAAACAAAAATATCTATAACACAGACATTTATAAATTATATAAATAAATTTTTTTCTACAAAACAAACTGTTAAGAAAAGATTAAGAATCCCTACATTTTATGAAAAAAATATATAAAGGACAAAATATATCATTATAAAATATGGATTATAATAATAAAATACAAAATACAGACAGTATTGTTAAAGGAACAATTGATGAGTTTTTAGCAAGAGCAGAAATGGGTAAAGAAAAATATGGCACGACATTAGATAGAACTGATTTAATAGATATAGATTATCTACAGCATCTCAAAGAAGAATTAATGGATGGGATATTATATCTTAATAAATTTATAGATATTCATAAAAATAAAACTGTTAATAATGTAGATAGATAAGAAATGTCTTCTTTTATTGAAAATTTAGTAGATAAGATTGAAGAGAATAAATTAAAACAACAATATGAAGAAAACAAGGATCTATTAGAAGAAGTTTCTAAATTTATTATAAAAAAGAAACTCATATTATATGGTGGTCTCACTATTAATTTAATATTGCCTAAAATACATAGATTTTATAAAGAATTTTCTTTAAATGATTATGATTGTTATTCTAAAAATGCTTTAAAAGATGCAACTGAATTAGCTGAATCATTAAAAAAGAAAGGGTATAATTATATAAAAATTAAAAAAGCTCAACATAATGATACATTTAAATTATATGTAGAAAAATTACAGATATTAGATATTACACAAATGAACGATAAATTATTTGATAATTTAACAAAGATATCAAATAAAGAAAGAAAAACGCTTAAATATTATACTGATAAATATGTGCTAATACCAGTTGCTTTAATAAAAAGAAATTTATATTTTGAACTTTCAAGACCTATTCAGTCGGCTTTTAGATGGAATAAAATATATAAAAGATTAAATATTTTAATGAAAAATCACAAAAATAAAATTTCTAAAAAAACTTTAAAATATATACCTATACCAATAGAATATAATAATGTAATTACTAAGCTTAAAAAATATATTAAAGATAATAAATATCCAATTGTAGATAATTATGCAATAAAATTATATAAAAATATAAAAAAACCAGATTGCTGTCGTATTCACGAAGCATCTAATTATTTATCAATATTATCAAATAATTATGAAAAAACAACTAAAGAAATAGTTAAATTATTAAAAGATAATTTAGCTGACAAATATAATATTAATGTATTAAATAGAACATTTCACCAAGAAATATTAAATAAAAGAAATAGAATAGTTATTGAAAATAAAGAAACTGAAAAAGCATTTAGTATTATAAATGTTATTAGTAATATAGACGATTGTCTATCAACTAATATAATAGATGGATATACAGTTGGATCAGTAGATACTATATTATATTTATTATATAGTCATTACATAATATATAATATTTTTAGTAAAAACGATAGTATATTAGACGATACATTATATTATATAAATGAATATGAAAAATATATATCAAATGATCTTAAAAATAAACCAGAAAAAAGATTATCTACAGTATGTTATGGTACAGTAGTTGAAGATTTAAAAAATTGGAATAAAAGAATGACTGTTAAAAAAATTAAATAATTTATTTTAATTTTTGTTTTTTATTTTTTTTATAAGAATAATCAATATCATCAAATTTAAACATGATTGTTTTATTATCATCTTCATATTGATCATCTTCATAAGTTTTATCAAACTCATCGTCTACATCATCTTCTTCATCTTCATAAATTTTATCAACATCATCATTTATATTATCTTCTTCATCTTCTTTATCTTCATAAGTTTTATCAAACTCATCGTCTACATCATCTTCTTTGTAAAGATCATCATCTTCTTTTGAATTGTTAACATCACTAATAGTATATAGAATATTTTCTTTATCAATTGATAATGTATTTACATTATCATCAATTAAAAAATCAATAAATTTAATAAATCTATTTTTTTTTATATTATTATATGTTTCTCTATCAATATCCATAAAAGTATTTGTTGATTTTATATAAAAAGATAGAATTACATCATCATAAATATTAATAAAAGAATTTAGAAGCATATAAAACATCATAATATAATTATAATAAAAAAATTTTGTTCCTGAAATAATAGTATATGACATAGTTATAATTATAATATAATTATATTCTTATATATTTGTAATCACTGTGTGGTTATATGTAAGATTAAATATATTATTAATATTTAGAAGATTATAAGATTATAAGAATGCAAAATGAAGAAATATTAGACAAAAAAATTTTACAATTAACAAATGAAGGTGCTATCTATTATAATAATGAAAAAAATGATTTTTATATAGATATTGTTGAACCTATTAAAAATGTAACACATATTAAAATTCTTAAATCATCAGTGCGTTTAAATTTAAGTTCATTAAACGGTAGTGCTGTTATTGATAATGATCCTATATATATATCTTTAAATGATTATAATAGAATAAACACTTATAAAACAAGTTTAGAGGTAATAACAAAGAATTCAAGTAATATTACAAGTAATTACATAACTGATGTACATCCATCATTTGAAGTATTAAATTTAAATTTAACAACAAAATATCTCATAATGGCAAATAGTCAAATTACAGATTTTATTAAAACAAATGGTTTATTATTTGAAAATATTTATACTTCAACATCAGCAAGTTTAAATGACACTAACGTGTATAATATAATACCACATGAACCTTCGTTAAAAAGAATTAATATAAAAATATATGATAAAAAATATAATTTAATAGATAAAATAGATATTAAAAATTTTGAAATTTCAATATGCGTTTTTAGTAATAATAAAAAAATAACAATGAGGTAAAATTATATAAAGAATTAACTCATTAATTAAATTAAAGAGAACAGAAATATATTTATGAGTGACGAAACAAAAACACAAGATACCGCACCCCAGGTAAATAGTGATGATTTTGCGGCAGGATTTGATATTGGAACAACAACAAGTTGTGCTGCCGTTTGGATAAATGATCGCGTAGAAATTATTCCAGATTATCAAACGGGTTCTCGTATTATTCCATCATATGTATCTTTTACAGATGAAGAAAAACTAGTAGGAGATGCTGCTAAAAATCAATCTACTATGAATCCTAAGAATACTGTATATGATGCCAAACGTCTTATTGGGCGCAAATTTAATGATGAAAACGTAGTTGAAGATACAAAACTTTGGTCATTTAAAGTTGAAGGAGATAATAATGATAAGCCTATTATTAAAGTTCAATATAAAAAAGAAGAAGCACAATTTCACCCAGAACAAATTTCAGCTCTTGTTATTCAACGTCTAAAAGAAACAACAGAAGCATATACAGGTCGCCCACTAACAAAAGTAGTAATTACTGTTCCTGCTTATTTCAATGATGCTCAGAGACAGGCTACTAAAGATGCTGGTACAATTGCTGGTCTAGAAGTTCTACGTATTATTAATGAACCAACAGCTGCAGCTATTGCTTATGGTATTGATAAAACAGATGATAAAAATGAAAAAAATATTTTAGTCTTTGACTGCGGTGGTAAAGTTCTGCTACCTATGGATTATGCCCATACATCTATTTCTTGTTATTAAATAAATAGATGGAAGCTGGTTAATTGCTGGAAACTCCTAAAACCATTATCTACCACAGCGGAATGCGTGAGCATAAATGCGAAGGTTTGAAAAAGATAAGGATAAAAGATAATTTGTTTAAACAAATATCCAAAATGGACAATCAGCAGCCAAGCTTGTTAGTGATAACAAGACGGTTCAACGACTAGATAAAGTAAGGTTAATAATTAATTATGATACCATAAATATCCACGAATGCCAGCGTTTAGATTTGAAAAAAATGATAATCAATATAAACATACATCATATATTATATATAACATATAATGGATGAAAGGTTAAAAATATTAAATAATATAATTGAAATAAAAAAAGATAATATTCCAATTGAAATTAAAAATATAAAATTAGAATTTTCATGTAATAAATATTCATCAAAAAAAAATAGCATTTATCATATCACATTAAATGATAAACATCTGTCAAAGAAAGATACATTTAATATTAAATATAAATGTGTGACATGTGAATCAATACATATTGTAGGAACAACTCAATTCTTAAGAAAGATAAATAAATGTTCTTACAGATGTAGTCTATGTGTTAATAAAGATGAAACAAAAAGATTAAATCATTCTTACTATTTGTCAACTTTAGATAATAAAGATACAAGAAATGTTAAAGAAACACCAATTCAATCATTATCTTTAAAAGAACAAAAAGAAGAGAGTGATAAATTATTTGATGAATATGATGACGATTTTAAAGATAACTACTATTCTTATCATTTAACAAATGAAGATTATAATAGAATTTCTAAAAATATAATAAGTCTCCAAAATGGAAAATATAAAATAGAAGATTTAGAATACTGGTCTGTATTTAAAACAAACAACCAGATGCTATTTTCAAGTGTATTTTATGATAATAAAAATAATCTAATAATTAAAGCAAATCAACCTATATTACAATGTGATAATTGTAATAATAATTGGCGTGCTAAAACATTAGAGAAATATAAGAATTGTTATAAGATATTATGTTCTCTTGTACATTATGTAATAAGACATTTAAAATTAGAACAACTAAAAATTGCATTAATGATATAGTATTATATCAATCTAAATTGGAATTAAAATTTATCAACTGGTGTAATAACAATTCTATAATTGTTAAAAATGGACCAACAATATCATATACATTTCTAAATATAGAAAGAAAATATAAAGTAGATTTTATGATAAATGACTTATTAATAGAAATAAAAGATAATCATATTTGGTATAAAAATGATATCAAGAGTGGTAAACATAAAGCAAAAATAAATGCAGTAAAAGAAACAATAAAAAATGGGAATTATAAAGAATATTATTTAATAACACCTGATGTATGGATTAATACATTAAAAACAATAAAAACAAATCTAAATAAGATATAGTCTAATCTCATATGAAAGTATGAGAAATAATAGTTAAATGCTATTATGGTAATAATGTCGTGTTTGGGAACACACGATGTATCAATTCTAACCCTTGATGGTGGTATCTTTGAAGTTAAAGCAACAGGTGGAGATACACATTTAGGAGGTTCTGACATTGATAATCTTATTGTAGATTATCTTTGTGAAGATATTAAGAAAAGATTTAAAAAAGATGTTAAAAAGAATGCTAGGGCACTAAAACGCCTTAATATTGCTGCTGAAAAAGCTAAGAAAAATCTTTCATCTTCTACTACTACAACTGTAGAAGTGGATTCACTAATGGATGGTGTAGATTATACTTCATCTATTAGTCGTGCTAAATTTGAACAGCTAACAGAAGAGGTATTTCAAAGAACTATTAAACCAATCGACAGACTTCTTTTAGATGCCAAACTATCTAAATCAGATATTCACGAAATTGTACTTGTAGGTGGCACAACTCGTATTCCAAGAGTACAAGAACTTCTATCAAGTTATTTCAATGGAAAATCACTAAATAAAACTCTAAACCCTGATGAAGCCGTCGCTTATGGTGCAGCTGTACAAGCGGCTATTTTAACAGGACAAGGTAATGCTAAAACAAATGATCTTCTTCTTCTTGATGTAGCTCCTCTATCGCTTGGCATTGAAACATCTGGCGGAGTAATGACAAAGATTATTGAAAGAAATACTACAATTCCCACAAAGAAATCACAGATTTTTTCAACATATCAAGATAATCAACCAGGTGTAGATATTAAGATTTATGAAGGAGAAAGACAGTTTACAAAAGATAATAATATGCTTGGTAATTTCCATCTTGATGGTATTCCACCTGCTCCCAGAGGAGTACCTCAAATTGAAGTATCTTTTGATATTGATGCTAATGGAATTATGAATATTAGTGCTGCTGATAAGAGTACAGGTAAATCAAATAAAGTTACTATTACAAATGATAAAGGTCGTCTATCAAAAGAAGATATTGATGAAATGATTAAAAAAGCAGAACAGTTTAAAGAAGAAGACGAAAAACTAAAAGAAAATATTGAAGCCAAGAATGGACTAGAGAATTACCTATATAATCTCAAAAATTCTATGACAAAGAAAGATGATTCCCCTCCTATTTTTGATGAAGTTAAAAAAGAACTAGATCCTATCATTGAAGAAGGACTTAAATGGATAGATGATAATACTAAAGAAACAACAGAAACATATAAAAATAAACAAAAAGAATATGAAACCAAAGTAAATCCTATTATGCAAAAACTATATGCCCAACAATCAGGCGGCGATCCGTCGCAAGGAGTACAATTTAATGGAACACAACCAGAGGGATTTTCACAAGAATTTGCAAAAGAAGCATTTGCTAAAGCAGAAGCTGAAAAAAATAATTCAGATATGAATGATGTAGATTAAATAAATTAATCTTATAAATTATTATTTTTAAACATATTTACGAAAAACAACTGTAAATATACCTTGAAATAATGATAATAATATAAATAAAGCAATAATAGAAGCGATAATTATATTATAATACCAATAAATTTCTCTTTTAATATCTTCACTACATTGACAGTTAATTTCTTTAAGTTTTTTAATATAATTTATAACTATAAAAATATTACTGAAAGCTGCAAATAAATATAACATTACAAAAACATTCCACATAATATATATAGGATTCTTTATTAAATTCATTAAAACTTTTTCTTTATTTTTAATACTATTAATATAAATACTTAATAGTAAATTTATAATATTAACTACAAAATAAGTAATTAAAAAATATTTAATATAGTCTCTCATCCAATTTTCTGAACATTCACATGAGATATCTTCAAGATTTTTAATCCACACAAATCCTAATATATTTATAATAATTGAAATAATACTAATAAATAAAATATATAGATTGTACATTGTAATTCTATATAAATGATATATAAAAAAATAAAAATATTATAAATAAATGCAAGGACTTGCTAATTTAGGTGCTACGTGTGCTGTTAATAGTTTAATACAAATTATAACAAGAGAACCAATACTACGCAACTATATTCTATCAGATACTCTTAAAAATATAAACGATGATACACTTTTAGGTAATTTAAGAGAAATTATTGATTTAATGTATAATAAAAATGTATCACTTTCTCCTAATAAATTTATAGAAAATCTTTATAAACATCTTACGATATTTGAAAGAGGAGAACAAATTGATATAGGTGAATTATGGATATTTTTATTTGATAAAATTCAAGATGAAATAAACACGTCTGATAAATGCTATAAAAAACTATCAAATATTAATCACACAAATGAAATTGATATATCAGACGGTATCATATGTAATAATAAAAAAAATTTTAAAAATATTTTAACAGGAGATCGTATTCGTAATAAATATGATTATGTAATGCGTAAATTTAATAATAATAAAATATCAATGTGGACAGAAATGTTACAAGGTTTTTATTTAAATATAATAAAATGCAATGAATGTAATAATTCATTATATAATTTTGAACCATTTACAAGTATACAACTTGATATTATAGACACTGATTCTTCTATAACAAGTATGATAAAGAACTTTTTAAAAGAAGAAACTAGATGCGATGGATGGAAATGTGATAAATGTAATAAAAATACAGAATATACAAAGACTATAAAGATATGGAAATTACCTAATATACTATTTTTAATTGTAAAAAGATTTAAAGACGTAAATATTAAAAATAATAGCAAAATTTTTATTAATAAAAAACTCTGTTTTAAATCAGGATCAGTATTAGAAAACACTACAATAGATAAAAATTACTCAATATCATCTTTAGGACTTCATTATGGTATTCTTAATGGTGGTCATTATTGTTCATTATGTAAATCTGATAATAAAATTTTATTATATGATGATTTAAATATTAAAGAAATATCAGAAGATGTTTTTGAAAATAATTTATCAGCTAACAGAGATGCTTATATGATTGTATATAATTCTCAATAATATAAAACATCTTCTATATTTTTAGATAACTATATATGAATAATAAACGTCCTGTTCCTACTAATAAAAAACTATATGATCAAATTGTCGCACTTGCTAATAAAAAGTTCTTAGCACCATCTAGTATATATAGATCTAGTTGGATTGTTAAAGAATATAAAAAAAGAGGTGGTGAATATTTAGGTACTGTAAATAAATCAAGAGGATTATTGAGATGGTATAAAGAAAATTGGGTAAATCTAAATAAACCTATAAAATCTAAAACAGGTAAAATAATAGGGTATGAAAAATGTGGTAGAAAATCTTCAAATAGTAAAGAACAATATCCTTTGTGTCGTCCAGAAAAAAGAGTAACAAAAAACACTCCTAAAACATATAAAGAGTTGTCAAAAAAACAAATAGATAAGGCTAAAATAGCTAAAAAGAAAGTTACATATAAAAAACATATTAAATTCTAATATTAAGCCGTCGAAGTATGATATCCTTCTAAAGTATCTAATCTACCTTTAATTGTATCTATACTAGTATTGATAGTACTTAAACTGGTATTAATAGTGTCTAATTTACCACTCAATTCTTTTATTGCTTCTACAAATATAGCTGCCATATTACCATATTGAATAGTTAAATTATTATTATGTGCTGTTACAAGTTGAGGAAATTCAGCCTGAACTTCTTCTGCTTTAAGTCCAATTTCACTTATATTAGGATCTGATCTACTATATGAATATCCTGTAATATTTTTTATTTTATCAACATAATTATTAGCTGGTATATCATATATAATATCTAAATTTTGTATATTATTCATTAAATTGCTACTAGCATATGTTTTAATAGGATAGACCGATGTAATACTTCCATATACATTTAAATTAGTATTGGCATTTAATATATTATTATCATTACCAATAACTATTTCGCATCCAATATCATTATAGGCTTCATTTACATTCATTTTAGCTTTTAATATGTTGTTTCCTGAAATACTCCATATACCAGTATTACCAAATATATTGAGCATATTGCTATTATATTTATAATAACCATCAGTATCACTAGGAGGTAAATTACATATTTTATTATTAAATATTTGAGCCCAATCTTCAAGTGTATTTTGAAGATTATCAGGTATTACTAATGTATCTTTAAAAGGTATTCCTAAAGAAATTTTATTAGTACTATTTGTAAAAG